CTAAATTTGATGGTTATTTACCGTCATCGTCACCATATGACAGATTCACTTATTTAAGAGACCATTTACCAACCGTACCATACTTAAAAGATATTATTGAATCCCCATTTAAGTTTGAAAAATACGGAGAAGTCAATAGACAAAAAAAGGCGTTTAAATCTAAAGAGATAAACGATGAGTTAGTAAAATATGTTCCTGAACCATATAGGACTAATATATATCCATTTAGTTCAGACATATACTTGGACTACATAAATAAGGACGAATTTACTGATGACAATTTTAAATTCAACGGGATTTTACAAGTGAATCCCTCACAGGGTTTTGTTTGTTCTCCAATTGAACCGAATTCGTGGGTTAAGACACCATATGTTGAAAACATGTTTACCCAAAAACTTAAAAACGGAAACACGTCAGTTAACATATTGAATACTCCATATTTCCACAAACAATTAAAGTCTGATTTTGGTAAAACAACCAAATTTGGAAAGTATGTGGGTGCGTCCTATCTTTTACTTAATTCTTTACCGTTTTTAGATTTAGAAGATACAATCACATTTAATGGTAAATCTATTTTGATGTCTTCTTTATTCCGAGAAGTGTCATCGACTCATTTCGTACCGTATCACTTAATGTTAAAGTGGGGTGCAATGTATCATAGATATAGAAAACAAATTATTGATGGAGTTGATATTTTAGGTGGATTTTTAAATTCAAGTAATGTAACTCAACCAATCACGGGTAGTTCATTCTTTGATGGTGGATTCACGGGTACAACTTTTGAATCTTTTACAATAAGTGGAAACTCAATTTCACACGTAACATCCGATAACGTGGGTTTGAATCCCCATTATCAGGCAATTTATCATCAAATTGTTAATGGATATTTACACTATAATGTTTATTCGGGCAATACCGATTATTCGGGGCAAACAAATTTAGGTAACATATCACACAAGGTACTTGAAGGTAATAACGGAAATAGATATTGGAGTGTATTGGTTGATAACTCAAAATATAAATCAACAGAGAAATTCTATACATTATTACCATCACATGGTTTAAACCAATCAGATTTAAGTAATAAGAATTTAGAGACATTTGATTTTGCTGAACAATATACATTTAGAGGTTGGTGGATAGATGAGAGTGTGACTGATGAATTTTCAGGTAAAACATTTGCATCATATTCTGAATACCCAAGAAATTATGTTTCGGGTTCAACCACAGACAATGAATTTACAATTGATGCAAACTACAGAAAGGTAATCGATTTGATTGGTACATTCAGTCCACAAATATTGGAATCGTTTGAAGAAATGTTTTTAGATTTTGCATCTGAAAAAACCAATGATGAAATACCATTTCAAATATTCAACAACTTAAACTACGGTAAGTTCCAAGACCTATTAAAAGAATTGGTGACCGTACCTAAAGAAACTACTGACAGTGCATCTAATACAATATTCAACATTGTAAAAGATAGACAATTGGTCAAGTCAAAAGAAATAACCAAGCGTTTGTTAGGTAGTGAGAACTTGATTAAGTTCACGTTAGCGAATCCAAAAGAAATTGACCCATATACGTTTTATGGTATGGCATCTTTTGACAATTACAATCGTTATACGGTTGCATCATACAATAACAGTGACCTGACCTCAACAAATCAAAATTTAATTAAATTATACATTGGGGAAGACATTGATGGTTATTATCAAAATTTCTTTGGTGTGAATGACGTAAGACTCACCGAGGAAAACATTATTAGATATAGACCATTAGTTCAAATCTATGCGGGGTATAGAAAATCAGGTGGAACTAACACAAAGGCGGCATTTAGAGAATACCTTAGATTATCCGTGTTCCAAGGACAAGGAAATAAAATCTATGCAAGTGGTTCCGATGTTAGATTACAATATTTCTTAACAATAGTGTTAGGTGAAATTAGTAAGAAAGGTAACATTACAAGAAAAGATTCATCCACCGATATTAGAAGATACCAAGGGTATAATATGAACGACACAAAGTTAGAATTGTATAATACCTTTAAATCATTTAATGACAAATGGACTGCCGGTAATTCAATCGGTCAAAGATTGTTACTTGAAGAGTTTTTATTTTTAGATAAGGCAAATAGAGACATTGGAGATAAATTCTATATGAATGTAGATAGAATTTTACCGTTGTTGCACCCAAATAATATGAAACAAAACTTATATGGGGCGATATCGATGTTAATACAAGGAACGGGACTCGATATGAGAGCACTTCCCGCATATGTTAACTTTTATGGTACAAACTTAAAAAGTAAAACAAAAATTGCTCCATCTAAAAATGTTGCCAAAAATCTATTTGGCACCTTCTTAGAAGTGGATTACCAAGAATCGTCACCAAAGATTATTATTCAGTTAGTTGGGGCATCATCAAAAAGACCCGACTTATCAAATAGTAAAGAATATAAATTTGCGGATGATAGTTTTTACGTCGGTAGTGTTAATAACAACCCACTAGTGATTACATCGTTAGAAAGTTTCGCAGCAACTGATTTGAGTAAATCAAATAAAGTGGTCGCATTCGAGGTAAGTTTTGGTGACCAAAACCAAGGTATTTTTAAAGGTGTCCAATTGGACCAATCAACATTAAAGAACACATCTGAATCATTTGTAGTTTTAGAAAACTTAGGTAGGTCAGAATCAGGTGCGGGAGCATATAATGTAGATGTTAGTTTATTCGACTATTACAAACAAGCGTCATATAAATGTGAAGTTACATGTATGGGTAACGTAATGATTCAACCAACGATGTTCTTCTACTTGAAAAATATACCAATGTTTAAAGGTTCATATTGGATTACCGAAGTAAGTCATTCAATTAAGAGTAATGTTATTACAACAACATTTGCTGGTGCAAGAATACCGTACACATCTTTACCTGACCCTAAAGATTCGTTTCTTTCAAGTTATCGTGTTTTATTTGATAAGATGGCAGCGAAGGCGCAGGCGGTACTTAAACAGAATGCAACAACTACACCATCAACTGAAGATGTTATCATCTATGAAGGTTCATCATACTCAACAGACAGAGCGGGTAAAACAGTTCAAGGAGAAGTAATAACTAAATCGACACCGACAGTTGGGGTTACTGAATTTGGAATACCATACAATGGTTATAAAAACCAAAAAAACATCCAAAAAGTTGATAACAATGGAACATGGTTAAGAGCGGTTGTGGTGAAAATGGGAGGAGAAAAATACCCAATTGACCCTGATACAACAATGGGGGTTGCGGATGGTATTAAGTGGTCAAAAATCAGTGGAACGAATTATAAGTTCTACAATACCACATTCTTATCAAACATTGCGAGTTCAGAAAAAATTAGAACCGCAAAAACAGAATTTAAGAATCCTAAAAACGGTAAAACATATACATTGATTCCAAGTTACCAATTGGCTGAATCGTTAGGAACAATTGTTGCGAATGGACCTGTTGGTAATGGACCAAATGTTTCAGGTTACGGTATGGGTATGTCACCATCATTAATGTCCGAACTCGGATTATATGACGGAGATGTGGTTTATTTTAAACTATCATAACTTTTTATTAGGGATTAAAACAACGAGTTTTCCCATTTCTATGATATTTATATAGAAAAATACTATGAATAACGATAAATTAAATAATGCTCTTAACAACTACATTTCTCCTAAGAAGGTAAGTAGTGTTTCTCAAGACGGTATGGAAAGAGAAGAGTGTGACCTAAGAACTGGTGAATGTTATGTTATCAGGTCTAAAGATGGTATTGTTGAAAGAATAAATAAAAAATTCATTACCGAAGACGGTAGACAACTTTTACAAGATTAATATCATGAATAACTTAGAAAAACAACTATTGGAAGAAGTGGCAAGATTCAATGCCATTAATAAGTACGCAAAAAAACTTATGAACGAACAGGAAGCACCTGTTGAAGACCCTGCGGCAATTGAACCTCCGGCGGAAGGTGGTGAATTACCTCCCCCACCGGCAGATATGACAACTCCTGAAGCGGCACCAACAGATGCACCAGCACCGGTAGATGCACCTGCTGAAGGTGGTGACACTGAAGAAATCGATATTACTGATTTAGTTAATATGACTAAGTCTATTAAACAAGACCTTGACGATAGTAAATCGGAAAATGAAGGTGTAGTTAGTAAAATGGATGATGTTTTCAGTAAGTTATCTGATTTAGAACAAAAATTGGCTCAGATGGATGCTGTTATGGGTAAAATTGATGAACTTGGCAACAAGGTTGAAACTATGAGAGAAAAAACTCCTGAGGAAAAACTTGAAATGCGTTCATTGGACTCATATCCATTCAATCAGAATCCACAACAATTCTTTGCACAAAAACAAGGTGAAATGAGACAAAGTGGTAAAAACGAATACGTTCTAACTAAACAAGACATCGATGCATACTCGCCTGAAACAATAAAAAATACATTTAATCCAGAAGAAGAAAACGATGAATTTAAATTCTAACATTAACCTTTTTTTAGGTTTACAAGCACAATTAAGAATATTTCATTGGCAGACAAAAGGTTATGCAAGACATAACGCATTTGGTATGACCTATGATACTTTAGAGGGTTTAATTGATACCTTTGTTGAAGAAGCAATGGGTAAGTATGGTAGATTCACATTGGATGATGAGACTAACACAATTCAATTGGCGAATTTAAAGGAACTTAAACCTGAGGCGATGTTAGACACCGTTATTTCTGCGTTAAATCAGTTTTCAGAACAATTTGAGGAGTCTGACACTAATCTCCTGAATCTCAGGGATGAAATGTTGGGTGCAATTAATAAATTAAAGTACCTACTAACCTTAGAGTAACCCAATTGGGAAACAAAAACCTTTTTTTGAAAATATTTTAAGTCGGATTTGGTAATTCGACTTTTTTTATCTATATTTTATATAAACAATTTAAAAACCAAGATTTATGTCTACATTCGATTCAGTACTGGCTCAGTACAACAAGAACGCCACAAGTGGCAACCAAAACAGAGTGTCTCAAGAAGACCGATTAAAGAAGTACTTCACTACCCTTTTACCAAAAGGTGCTAGAAGTGGGGAAAAAAGAATCCGTATCATTCCTACGACTGACGGAAGTTCTCCATTCAAAGAAGTATATTTCCACGAAGTTCAAGTCGATGGAAACTGGGTTAAACTTTATGACCCAAAACAAGAGGGCAAACGTTCTCCATTAAACGAAGTTTATGATGCGTTGATGATGACAGGTTTAGAATCTGACAAGGTTCTTGCTCGTCAATACAGAGCACGTAAATTTTACATCGTTAAAGTAATTGACCGTGAAAACGAACAGGACGGACCAAAATTCTGGCGTTTTAAACACAACAGTAAGCAAGAAGGAATTCTTGACAAAATTTTCCCTTTATTTAAAAACAAAGGTGACATTACTGACCCTAACACAGGACGTGACCTAATCGTTACTCTTGGTTTGAGTAAGGCGGGTAATGGTAGAGAATACACAACCATCAGTTCAATCATGTACGAAGATGCAAGTCCGTTACATTCGGATGAAACGGTTTCACAATCGTGGATTAATGATGAATTAACGTGGAATGATGTTTACTCTAAAAAACCTGAAGAATATTTGGAGATGATTGCTAAAGGTGAAGTTCCTAAATGGGATTCAGAAACTAAGAAATGGGTTTCAAATTCTCAAGAAGAAACTCAATTAATGGCACCATCATCATCTACTCCATCAGAACCAGTATACGATGCTCAGGCAGACGCTGAATCTGATGATGATTTACCATTTTAATTTACCCCTCAAGGACATTCTCATGGACTTTTTGTCTCTGAGAGTGTCCTTTTTTTAAAAAAAATCTTATATTATTAATATGGCAATAAAGAAACAAGACTTTTCGAGTGTTATCTCGAAATATTCGAGCAAAATGACCTACAAACCTGATAGGTTCTTAGACCTTGGAGATGCGTTCTTAGATGCGACCGGTATTCCCGGTCCGGCACTTGGACACATTAACATGTTTTTAGGACATTCAGATACGGGTAAGACTACAGCACTTTTAGCGGCGGCTGCCGACGCAATCAAAAAAGAAATTCTTCCTGTCTTTATTATCACCGAACAAAAATTTGCATTTGAACATGCGGATATTATGGGTATCCCTGTAACTGAGGACGTTGACCAATCTACAGGTGAGATTACTTATTCGGGTCAATTCATTTTCAGAAATGATTTTGAATACATTGAACAAATTACTGATTTTATTAACGAATTATTGGATGCGCAAGAGAAAGGTTCAATTCCTTACGATTTGTTATTCCTTTGGGATTCTGTTGGTTCTGTACCTTGTAAAATGACATTTGAAGGTAAAGGTGGTAAACAACACAACGCATCAACATTGGCTGATAAAATCGGTATGGGAATTAACCAACGTATTTCAGGTTCAAGAAGAGCGGACAAAAAACACACAAACACACTTATCATCGTAAACCAACCATGGGTTGAGTTACCTGATAATCCATTCGGTCAACCAAAAATTAAGGCAAAAGGAGGAGAATCAATTTGGTTAAACTCAACATTAGTTTTCTTATTTGGTAACCAAAAAAATGCTGGAACTACTAAAATTGATATCACAAGAAAAGGTAGAAAGGCAAACATCGGAAGTAGAAGTAAAATCTCCGTAATGAAGAACCACGTAAATGGTATCTCATTCGCCGATGGTAAAATCATGGTCACATCTCACGGTTTCATGAAAATGAGAGACGCTGCCGAAGAGAAGAAGTCAAGAGAAGATTACTTGAAGAATAACTTAGAGTATATCGGAACAAGACTTTTTGGTGAAAAAATCACTGACACCGCAGGTATCGAATTCGAAATCGGAGACGAAGACGAGGATTAATTTTATTTTATTGTTTAACGTTTAATACGAACAGACTAAATGTCAAATGTTTTATTGGTTGATGGAGATAATTTATTAACCATTGGATTTTTCGGACTTAAAAATCACTTCTACAAAGGGAATCATATAGGTGGTTTATATCACTTTATTAATACCCTTCGTAGAACGATTGAAATCCATCATTTGGACAAAATAGTTGTTTTTTGGGATGGTAACGAGGGTTCTGCATCTCGCAAGAGATACTATCACCAATACAAGGAGAATAGAAAAAGTCGGATTAGAACAGAAGAAGAAGTAACCTCATACGGACAACAAAGAAACCGAGTAAAACAATATTTGGAAGAACTTTTTGTCCGTCAGGGTGAATACGAATACTGTGAAACCGATGATGCAGTTGCATACTATTCACAAAACTCACCAAAGGAGAATATTATCATATTCTCATCAGATGGAGATTTAACACAATTAGTTTCAGAAAACACAAAACTGTTTAATCCTTCACATAGTAAAATGTATCAACCAAAAGATATGTTTGTATATGACCACGAAGAGATTAGAATCGAGAACATCAAGTTAGTAAAGATGTTGTGCGGTGACCCGTCAGATAACATTGCAGGGATTAAAAACCTTGGTGTTAGAAGACTGTTATCGGTTGTTCCTGAACTAAGAACTGAAGAACTTACATTAGAATTCATTAGGAACCGTTTTAACGACCTATTCGAACAAGATAGGGATAATCGTTTAATCACCAATTTGCTCACGGGAGTGACCAAATATGGGGTACTAGGTGAAGAATTTTTCGATGTCAATAGTCGAATAGTAAGTTTAGATGACCCATTTCTTACGGACGAAGCGAAGGAGTCGATTGATTCATTAATTAACGATAAAATGGACCCCGAAGGTCGTTCCTATAAAAATACGATGAAAATGATGATGGAGGATGGTATCTTCCTCCTCTTACCCAAATCAGACGATGCGTGGATTAATTTCTTAAATCCATTCCTCCGATTAACAAGAAAAGAAAAAAATAAAAAAATAATAAAAATTAAAAACAATGACTAATCAAGATGTAACCAAATTCGAATTCCTTTTAACTCTTGAAGGAAACATTATCTGCCAACGTTTTTTCAACGTGAGAGAGCATAACCCACAAGCCAGACGTTCAATGGACTTACATGATTATGTAAAAGAAATTTCAGACGAAATTTTTGATGGTTTGAGAATAAAAACTTCCGACTATCTATATGAAAATCGTGAATATTTTTATGGTTTGAACAATGCAGAAGCCAACGAAAATGATGAAAAAGAACATTTTCTCCTTGAAATTAAGATGGGTGACGATGTATTTATTTCAAGAATCTTTCCCGCATATTTCTTCCATCCAAAGGTGAGATATACGGTAGATATTCGTCCTAATCTAAAAAGATACTTGGCAGTGTTAACTGACATACTATCTACTGATGTATTAGAAACAAAATATTTAAATTACCAACTTTAAAAATAAAAATATAACTTTGTAACATGGCAGAAAAGAACTTTGGACTTCTCGGAGCATCATTCCAACAGGCACTAATTAAGGCGATAATTGAGGATAAGAAATATGGGGAAACAATTATTGATGTAATCGAGAGCAAGTACTTTGATAACAACTCTTTTAGATTCATTACTCAACACATTAAGGAACTTTACAAGAAATACGGTAAGATTCCGAATTATGATAGTTTGTGTCAAAAGATAGTACTTGAAATGGGCTCACAAGAGAGTGCCAGAATCCACCTCGATACTATCGAATCGATTAAAGAAAAAGAAGATACCGAACAATTGGTTAAAGATGAGGCGTTGAACTTTTGTAAACAACAAAACCTCAGAAAAGAACTAAAAAAAGTAAACACCATTATTGATAACGGTGCATTTCATGAGTATCAAACAATTGAAAGTATCATTCAAAAGGCACTACAAGTGGGTATTCCACCTGAAGAGTCAATGGATGTATTTCACGATATTGATTCGGCGTTGGAAAAAGACAACCGACAAGCAATACCGACCGGAATCAACGGATTGGACAATATGTTAAAAGGTGGTTTAGGAAGAGGTGAGTTAGGGGTAGTATTGGCACCAACAGGTACCGGTAAAACTACTTTGTTAACTAAATTCTCTAACACCGCATATGTTCACGATTTTCACGTACTTCAAATCTTTTTTGAAGACAATCCGGCGAACATTAAAAGAAAACACTTCACTATTTGGACAGGTATTGAACCTGATGAACAACCAGAAAGAAAAGAAGAAGTTAAAGAAATGGTTGAGGAACTTCAGGGTAGATGTAAAGGCTCACTTAGTATCATCAAATTACCAAGTGATTCAGTAACAATTTCTGAAATCAAATCAAGAATTAGAAAACAAATTTCAGACGGGAAACAAATTGACATGTTAGTTATTGACTATGTTGATTGTATTAGTCCTGAGAGGTCTAATTTTGGTGAAGAATGGAAAGGTGAGGGTTCTGTTATGAGAAGTCTTGAATCGATGACAAGTGAATTCAACATCGCAATTTGGACAGCAACTCAGGGTAACAGAGAATCTATCTCATCAGAGGTAGTAACAACAGACCAAATGGGTGGTTCTATTAAGAAAGCACAAATTGGTCACGTAGTTT